CTACTGAAGAGCAGTTACGCCTAGAACACCCTGATATGACTTAACCTCTGATTACCCTGTCTTCGGACAGGGGTTTTTTTGGTATAATCGACCCTATGAAAAAAGATAGTAAATTAAAGAGGGTAGGTGTCTCTGGGTATAATAAACCTAAGCGCACTCCTAATCACGCCACTAAGTCACACGTTGTAGTTGCTAAGTCAGGCAATGAAACCAAAACAATACGCTTTGGGCAGCAAGGTGTTTCAGGCGCTGGTAAGAATCCAAAGACGGCTAGTGAAAAGGCTAGACGCAAATCCTTCAAGGCTCGCCATGCTAAGAACATTGCTAAAGGGAAAATGTCGGCAGCATATTGGGCTTCAAAAACCAAGTGGTAGGAGAATGATATGCCAAAAGTAGCTGGAAAAAGTTATTCGTACACTAAAAAAGGCATGGCAGCAGCTAAGAAAGCAGCCAAGAAAACTGGTAAGAAAGTATCGTATAGGAAGAAAAAGTAATGGCTAAAGGTCTATACGCTAACATTCACGCTAAGCGTAAACGCATCAAAGCTGGCTCAGGCGAGACTATGCGTAAAGCTGGCACTAAAGGCAGACCCACAGCTAAATCATTTAAGAAAGTTGCAAAGACTGCCAAGAAAAAGCGCTAGTAGCTCCACATCACTGGTTCGCCTTCACGAATGTCTACATGGACAAACGTCTTAGCTAAGCCCATTCCATTAAAACATCCCATGTCTACAGCGTGACGTATGATAGAAGCCTTCTGCTGACCGTTTGAGACGTATATGTCGGCAGCTATACCTTTGGTGTGCGTACCACCACCATTTGCCTTACGCGCCTCTATAGAGTGTTTAACAGACCTAAAACCGCTAGTTATACGGAAGCTAAACCCACACCGCTCTCTAAGCTCATCTAGCTTCTCTAGAAACTCAGGCTTCATTTCGTTTTCGCCAGTCTCCTGACAGTTAAACTCTTCTACACTGAAATACTTATAATCGCCCATTACCACGTACCCTTCCATACTCTAAATTTATCAAACTCACCAGACAGGATTTTACGCTTCATAATCTCTTGTCTAGCATCATTATCACTAGGGTCTACACCAGCCTCTTTCATCCATTCAGTAATTAAATACATTGGGATAGTGCCAACTAGCCTGTTCTCGCCCTTACAGCCTTGCTGTGCCTTTCTTAGCACCTCTGCCCTATGTAGGTCGTCACTTACATCATGTTGGCGCTCTAACGTCATTTTACTGCCGTCATTGCTTACGTGTATTTTTTCTTTTGTAGTAGCCATTGTTTATCTCCATAAAAAAGGGGCAGCCGAAGCCACCCCCTGATTATACTACAACTAACAATTAACCTGCAGTATCAAAAACACCACCGCTAGATGCTTCGTTTTTAGCACATAGAGTAAGCTCAGTAACAACCTGACGCTTAGTAGCATCACCTGTTTTGGCTAGCTCAGTGTTCTTAGTGCCACGTAGAACGCCAACTTCCCACATATCGCTTTGCAGGATGTAAACGTCACTGCCACGACACTCACGGCTTGGAGTAAATTCAACAGTACCCCACGGAGTTACATAAACGTCTACAGAGTTGTAAACAGTTTCTTTAGCAGCATCAATGTTACGTCTGCTGTTACCACCACCCTCAAAACCAAGAGCAATGTTCATGTTAGTTGGCGAAAGGTATACACGATCTGGATTACCACCAGAAGTCCATACTTTTTGCATAACATCATCAAACAAAGTTTGAGTAAACGCACGCGCAGTATCGTTGTCAGTACGTGCTGTAGAGCCAGCTGCATTGCTTCCATCAACTACGGGGTCAGCACCAGCTGTAGTAGAGCCTGTACTGTCGAAGTTAGTGTTAGTGTTAACCCAAGCGCCTAGACCTGCTAACTTGCGTGCAGTAGTAGAATCACCACCTACATATGCTTGGTTAGCAAATAAAGCTTTTTCAATGTCTAATTTTTGCTAGCGTGCAATTTTTAAAGTTTGGTACGCCATTTCCTTAGCGCGCCCTGCTTTAGATAGACCTTCATCAGTGTCTGCAATGATAACAGCGTTTTTGAAGATTTGAGTGCGGTTGTTTAAGCGAGTTGTTGGTGTCGCTGCTGCAAATGTAGTCTCGTCACCTTCAATGTGAAAGTTATCGCCAGATGAGCGTAGAGTATCAGTTTGCCACTCAACTAAAGTGTTTTTAGCTTTAGTCTTTTTACAAGCTGAGTACAGCGGGGTATCATCGGGAGTAATAGAATAAATAACGTCAGATAAGTCTTCTTTTATTCCAGAAATGTCGTATGAGTCGTACGTGTTTGCTACTTGTGCCATGATTATTTCCTCAAGATTCTAAGATTAAAGCCAGTGCGTCATTAACGCTACCTGACTTGGATAAGTTTTGTCGCATTTTCTTTTTTACTTGAGAGCTATTATTGCCTTTTTTTGCTCCTGCCTTCACTGGGCGCTTTTTGCGCTTTGCAGGGCTGGCTTTTTCAACAGCAGCATCTTTGCCTGACATTAACTCTTGATACTTGATAGCGTCATGTAACACACGGATAGCCCTGTGATCCATAACCTGAGCGATTTCATCTGCTTCGTAACCATACATTTGTGTGCCAGAAGTGATCAATTTATCCTTGATCTGTGTAGCTTTATTCTGGTCTGCAAATTCAGGTAATACCTTCTGCAAATTCATCATCTCTTGCTGCAAATATGCTTGTTGCGCTGCTTGCTCAGCTTGAGTTTGCTGTTGTGATACTTGCTCCATTTGTTGCATCTGCATTGAATAGTTTTGCAGTTGCTCGTCATATTTCAGCTTAGCATCCATATAACCAATTGGGTCAGTTTCAAACAGTTCTCTTGCTGGCTCGACAGGCGGCTGAGCTAAAGTGCCTTGCTGTGCTTGCTGGTAGAGCTGTGCAATATTTTGTCTCTCTTGTAATAAGGCAGAATACACGGCTTCAGCTTCTTTTTTAGCTGTAGCTGCTTCTTGCATACCTTTTTGGACATACTTTTGACCACTATAACCTTGCTTGAGTTCATCAAGGGTAACAACCTCAGTCTTGCCGTCTACTTTGACGGTGATGGGCTGCGCTTGATTACCAGCTTGTTCAGTATCTTCTGTGTCCTCATCATCTTCAGATTCATCATCGTCAGATTCTTCTGATTCATCGACATCTTCATCGTCTTCATCAGTTTCAATTTCAGCCTCTACTTCCTCTTCAACCTCTTCATCCTGCTCCAGAGCTGCCTCTTCTTCTAAGGTTTCTTCTTCAGGTTGTTCAGTTTCTTCAGGTTGTAAAATGCTATCAATTGCACCTTCTACAGAGGTGTCTGGTCTTTCTAAAGTTTCAGTCGTTTCCACGGTGCTGTTCCTTTTTCTTTCTTATCGTAGATTGCCTCGTCTGCAAAAACAGTGTTGAAGTAACCTTCGATGTGGTTTAGCGCACGTACAATATCATGCGCTTCTTTAATGGCATCCATTGATGCCTCATTACTCAGGAAAACACTGGTCTGTTGTTCCCGAATATTCTCTAAGACTTCCTTAAAGGTTTCGTCTTTATAAATCTCTCTGGCTCGGTTAGCCTTTTCTTTTATGTTCAAAATCTACCGCCAGTTACAGCATCTACTGGAGCTTGCTGTGGGTATCTAGGCGCTGCCTGATCTGCCTTAACTTGTGCAACATCTACGCTAGTACCGTACTGCCCTAGTATCTTAGCTGCATCAACTAATAGGTCTTGATCCATCTGATCACGCGCTCTATCGTCTTTAGCAATAGCCTCTTGAGCATCAATCTGTAGCTTAGCCATATCAGTCTGAGCCTTAGTTTGTGCTTTCATCTGCTCTGCCTGTAAGTACGCTTCTTGCTGCGTCATTTGTGGCTCTTGTTGCTGCTGCTGTTGCTGTTGCTGCTGCATGATCTGAGCTTCTGTTTGCTCATCCATAGGATTAAAGTAACGATTAGAGTTAGGCAGCCCATTCATAGCTAGCATATCACCCAGTGTGTTTCTAATCTGAGTTAAACCAACAATACCGTTTTGTAATCCATAGCCCTGAAGAATCTGCATCTGCATTTGTAGCGTTTGCTGCAGTGCTGCTTGCTTTTGTTCTTCCTGACCTGTGCCTAAGCCAACATTGACCTTGACATCCATTTTCTTGTCCCAGCTGCGTGGGTCGATAGGCTCATACTGACCGCCTGTTACACGCATTACAGTGGCTTCCTCGCAGTTTTCAATTACTAGCTTGAGCATTAGCTTAAATAGCTGGCTAACACCGCCCTGAGCTAAATTACGAGCCATAATCTCTATCTGGCTTGCAGCACCCTGCATGGTTGCCATTACAGCAGTAGCTGTCTTAGCTTGTAACGCATCAGGATTAAGACCCAGACTAGCTTTTGATACGCCTACCTTGTTCTCAATCTCTTGGTCATAATACTGGATAGCAGACAATGTTTGACCTGCAACAAAAGGTACAGCCAAAGGTTGTATAGACCCTGCCTGCTTCACCCTTACTACACCACCAATTTCATTGTTAAGCACATCGTCAATATTGACTGCGCCATCTAAAATCTCTGTTCTAGGGTTGTTAGTTAATGCGATGTTATCTAATACGCCTCTTAGCAACGCTGTAGCGCTATCTTGATCATTCATGATGAGGTCAGCAATACTAGTGCCGTAGAACGTATGTGGCTCTGGCTCTACTTCAAACACTGCAAATGGCAGGTGTCCGTACTGCTCAATGTCTAGCACCTCGTAGCTGTCACCACCTAACAATAAACGATGTAGCTGCGGAATACCCACGCCTTCAACATCCATTCTAATGTATAGTTCAGTGACCATTACTTTACGCATACTAAGGTCTTGCTCGTCATCATCGAAGGTATCAACGTAACCAGTACGCTCGAAATCCTCTAAATCAGCAAACGAGCCACTGTCATCCATGTTGCCTAGCTCTACTACCTCTTCAAAGTCGTAGCCCATCTCAACTAGGTCGCCAACACGCATATCTGTTCTGTGGCATACCGCATAGGCATCATCAATACTACGTGCAGACGCATCTACATAAAACTCTTCAGGTGGCACGCTCTCAATTTTAAGATCGCCCATTTCACTAGTCTTCATTACCTTTAGATCATGGCGTGGCGCTTCAACTTCCATGCCCATTTGATCTATTTCCATCTCATACGTAGTTGTATGCTCTACAACCTCAATGCCATCGTCATTAACAATAGCAGTAAATTCCATATCGTTCAGGTTGTTGAAGGTGTAGATTTCACCCTCTTCTGTAGTGTCGTAATACGCCTTAACTATGCCTGTTTTCTTTAACATAGCATCGTGGATAGCATCAGCTAGCACTGTATAGCCGTTTAGCTCTTCAAACTTGTAGTTAACGTATTTAGTCGCTTGCTCAGCAAAGCGTATCTGATCTGGCTTGTTAGGAACAAACTCTACAGCACGATCTGACTGCAAGAATACACGCATCAGGCTAGGCTTCATGTTTCGGATAGAATCACGCACCTTAGTGGCTACCACAGTAGATCGACCCTCTTCCTCGCCAATATCTACCTCACCTTCATAGTAGCGTTGAGCCTTGATTCTAGATGGAGCAATCTCTGACTCTACAAAACTAACGCAGTTCTCTACTGCTGATTGTGCAATAGACTGTATATCTTGTTCTGTTAACGGCTTAGCATCCATTTATTTTGATCTCTCTTCTACGTTACCTAACAGCCCTAATTGATACAGAGCGTTGTAAACTTCTGGTTGACGGTATGGCGCTGTCACCTCTGCAATTTTACTGCCGCCAGCTCTTTGTACTGCTCCAGATGCCCGACCCATTGCGTGAGCTGCCTCACCAGCAATTCTAGGTGAAGATGCTAATGCTGTAGTGACTGCTGCTGGCGCACCTGCTAAATTATATGCTTGAAGCGACCCTAGCGTTGTAGTAGCTTGCTGCAACCCTCTAGGTGTCCATGACGACATTTGCTGTCCAGCGATCATAGGGAATAGTGTACCATCAGATGCTTCATCGAGCATAGACCCTAGACGCAAACGCTCACCATAGTTTGTGTTTACGTTATTACGCATAATAGACGATAGTTTACGCAGCGCAGTATCAGCTGATTTATTATTGCCAAGACTCAATGCTCTCTCCATCTCAAACAACAAGTCTGATGATTTGCTGTAATCATCCATAGCTTTAGCATAATCAGGCGCTTGTTTTGCTACTGATTTTTTAATTTCATCATAGACGTTTTTAACTGCTGCGTATGCTGTTCTATTTTCAGCAGGCAGCCCCATCAAGATTTCCCCAACCGACTGCTTTAACTGATCTAAGCCTTCTGGCGTGTGAAACTCAGCAGGGTCGAGCTTTGCCCAATCATCTACTTTTGCTTGCACAGCCTTTAAAGCTGCCGCAACAGATTCATTTTTTATTTGTCCTTTAAATGCAGCAAACTTATTAAACGAGTTCTGTAATGAGCTAAAAGTGTCTGTAAGGTCTAAAACCGTTGCATCTTTAGATACTTCTGCCATGTTTGATTTATAGTTTTCAGACGCACGCATACGCATATCAGTTAGCGCTTGTCTAGCAGTGTCAACAATATCTGTTGGGTTTGCTGTACCTCTTAGATTAGAGGTAAACAGGTCGCTTTTTGTGCCACCCGCCTCGCCTGCTCTAAATGCTTGCTTAAGAGGTTCAGTACCAGTGCCAGTTAACGTGCCTGATATAGCTTGCGCTGTTGTGCCTACAACAGGAGCTACAGCTTTAGTTGTTGCTGATATAGGCTCTATTGCTTGACCTACCGCAGCTGTTTTTGTGCCAAATTGCTGCAATGCTGGTATTTTAGACAGCATACCACCACCGCCCATTAAAACAGTTGACGCATCTGCGAGTATTCCTGCTGGGTCAGTTGCTACCGCGTCTAAAAATGCTTGCTCGCTACCATATTTGCTTGCGTAATATTGCCCTACAGCATCAGCAACCTGATCGCCAGTCTCATCACGACCCAAAAACTCTACAATAGGGTCTGGCACAACTTTTTGCACTATGCCTCGCGCTAATTTTTGCAAGGTAGTTAAAGTCTGCACTGGGCTAGCTAGCGCGCTGACTGTATCCGCACCTAACTGGTAAACAGATGAAGGTAAGTTAGTAACACCCTCAGCTACTGCACCTAAAACAGAACGGTCTTCAGGTTGCGCTTCAGTTTGCACCTGCTGAGCCTGCCTATCTTGCGCTCGCTTTAGCTTAATAGCTTTAAGAAACTGTTGCTCATCATCTAAAGGTGTCTCAGATGTAACTAAAACAGGCGTTCCTTTAAGGTCTACGTTGTATTCGTATGCCATATATTACAATCCTAACATCTGGTTCATTCGCGCTCTGTATGGCGATAACTGCTTGGCTAATACAAGTTGTCTCGATTCAGCAATATCAACTAAATCTTGCAATTCGTCTCTGGCATCTTCCATTGCTTTCTTATAATCTTCATCTGATAAAGTGAATTTTTGCAGCCTATCAATTGCTGCCGCAGCTGCTGCACCTTCACGCTCAGTAATCTGACCGCCACCTTTAAGCATTTGAAATGCTCGCATAAATGATTTGGCTGCGAAGTTTTCAATATATGACTCACCTAGTGTCTGATTAGATGTTACAGCTGGCACTCTGCCCTGCAAAACACCAACTTTAGAGCTAATTGCATCCATTATTTCAGGGTCAGCTAAGGCATTTTCTAAAGATATCAGCTGTCTACTCATAACGTCAATGCCTTCTTTGCCATCTTGCTCTTTCTCTGTCAGATACTGTAACTCTAGCGCAGTAAATTTCTTGCCAGCTGCTGCTGACTCAGACGTTACAGGTGTCGCTCCTTCTGGTAGCTCTAGGTCGCGCTTACCACCAAATGCAGAGGTTTGGTACGCCTGCGGGTTGCCTTCAGCATCTGTGTAATAATGTACAGATGTCCCGTAAGTTTCTTGCTTGCCTTGCTGTGTTAAAATGGCTTTAAGGACTTCAGGCGCTAAACTAGGCTGTTGTCTAACTAAATCAGCTAAATCAGTTCGACCAATACGCTCTAAATATGCAACAGTTTGATTTGCTTGTTGCTGACTAACTTGCAACTCTTGCATTTTGTTGTAGTGAGCAGTTATGCCTGCGCTTGGTGCAAATCGCATTTGGTTAAATGCTTCTGCAATACGTGCATTTTTTACAGGGTCTTTTAATGCATCCCCTACACGCTGAAATAAGTTACGCTTTGGCTGTGGTGGCACTGGTGGTTGTATTGGCTGGACAGGGGCTGGGGCAGGGGCTTGTACAGGTGCAGGAGCTTGCTGCCCTAGTTGTGGTGTATCAATGCCATTTACGCCCAACTGACGAGCCTGCTGGTTCATTTGATCCATTTGTTGCTGCATACGCTTTAGGTTTAAAAGGTCTATTTCCTGTCCACCCATGTTTAACAAACTCATTGCTAGCTCCTTACGCCATTTGTTTAGCTTTAGCTAAAAGCTCCATAAGCCCCATGTTATCCATAGCAGAGCCGTATGGGTTCATTTGCGCTTGCTGCAAGGGCACATATTGAGCCGTGCTTTGTGCTAATGCATGATGCTCTGGGGGTGCTTCAGCCGCAAAGTTTGCGCTTGCAAACCTTTCTTGTAGTGAAGGACTTGCTGCTTCAGGTGGTGGCGTGTAGCCCATGCTGGCTAGCTCTTGCGGTATGTTGTTAACCCCACCGCCTAGCTCTGGCATATTACCTGTCATGAATCCTTCTGGTGCGCCACCCTGTAAAGCTGCCTGCATAGCTTGTGGGTTCATACCGCCTGCTGACGGCTGCATACCTACCATGCTAGGTGGCATTTGAGGTAATCCGTTAGCACCAGCAGCAGGTGCAGCAGCTGACTGCGATGCTACAGATTTCATTAATTTTTCCAGTAAGTCAGGGCTGGCTGCCAATGCTTCGATCATGCTAATTCCTCAAATATGTTTCCGTAATTAACAGCTAGATAGCCAGATGGCATCGTTACTACATTCTCTGGCATAACCTCTTCTACCTCTTGTGCTATGAATCCTAAACGCATACTGTTGCTTAAACCTGCATTGTCTGCGTCTTCAGTCCAATCCCAAGAGTAGACACCAAGACCATTATCTAACCTGCCAAGCTCTTTGATGTTAGTTTTCAGGCGCATATCTGATAAAGCAGCCAACTGAGTACCCATCGTTAGATAATCCATGATTCCGTTTTGCTTGGTTGTTTGTTGCGACTGTGGAATAGTTGAAGCGCCTAATGCTTGTGATAGATAGCCAATAGTCGATGCTGGTGCGCCTGTATAGCCTGCAAACTGCTGTTTAGCTGCATCAATAAGTTGCTGTTGCATTAGCTGTTGCAGATTGCCTTGCTCACGCACATCACCAGTAAGCGTTCGACCCATGTCAAAGCCTTGTTGTGACAATCTACCCAACTGACCTGCCGCTTGTAGTCTCTGCCCTGCACCTTGCAAGCCAGCTGACTGATTAGCTAAGCCTGCCTGTAACATTCTTTGTAAGCCTTGTTGTTCAACATTTTGGTTAGCCATGCCAGCCTGTAGCTGACGAGCCAGACCTGTTTGCTCTGTTTGTTGATTTGCGCGTGACGCTGTTAGCTGTGCTTGTTGATTAGCTAGGCTAGCCTGCATTTGACGCTGTAAGTCTTGCTGAGCCATTTGTTGTGCATTCTGGAAGCCTTGTTGTCTTAACTGTCCAGCCATAGCCCCTGCACGGTCATAGAACGCTCTATTAGACTCTGCCTGTGCGATTCCATGTCGTGACCCACCGAAAGCTCCAGCTGCGCCCATTTTAGCGTTCTGTTGCATTTGTTGAATCTGTCTAGCACGGTCAAGGTCTGCCATGCTTTGGTTAACAACCTGAGATTCATATGGGTTTGTATACGCGCCTAAATCAGTGCCTGCCAACTGACCAGCAGTTACATCGCCTGCTTGCGTCATTCTTGACCCCATATCAGTGCCAACCTGCTGTGTTCCCATACTAGTAGAAACATCCATTGGCTGATACTGAGTGCCAGCTGTAGCAGCTTGCGTGGCATCTGTTAAAGCTGTAGCAGACTGCTGCATCACATTTGGCGCAGTTGGATTGTTCATTTGCGTCTGGGCTGGCGTAGCTACTGTAGTTTGCGGTGCGTTAGCTCCACCCTTGCCACCTGATGTTGGTGCTGTTGCTGGCTGTATTTGCTGCGCCCCTTGTATTCCTGCGTTTGCTGCTGCTGCCATTAGTATCTACCCCTTCTGCCACGAATATTCGCCTTGTTATACTCAGTCATCATGCTGTTAAATTGTTCTTGATCTGTCAGCACTTTGGTATCTGCGGGATTAGGGTTGCCAAACAAGCTGTCGTAGATTTTTTGCTGCTCTGGGTTCTTTCTAGCTAATTCTTGCTGAGCTTGCTCAAACAGCGGGAAGGCACTGTAGCCTTTCATACCACCACCAAAGTCTTGCGCTTCTGGCATACCTTGCATTGGTGTAGATGGTGCAGATAACCCAAAGGCACTTGCAGCATCTAGCTGGTTTTGCATGGCAGACATTTGTGTCGGATTGATTGCAGCTAAGTCTGCGCCCATGTAAGGCTGATAGCCTACTTGCTGTGCAACTTCTGACCGCGCTAAGTTTCTTATAGTAGGCTCTTTTGCCCACTCTGGAATAGTTGCTTCTGTAGTTTGACCGCCACCTTTACCGCCACTCATGCTATAGCTCCTTCGCTAATGTGGTGAAGGCTTCGCTCCACCCATGTTCTTTCAAAACCTTAGACCAGCCTTTTCTACCTGCCAATGACATTCCCTGACAGCCTTGTTGTTTAGCAAATATTGCTGCCGAGCTTTCCATGTCAACAATTTGATCCATCTCACCGCCTGCTAGAAACACATGAAATACCTTCTTTCTTGGGTATTCTATGATCTCTGTTACAGCGCATCCCTTCTCTGCTGGCCAAAACTGATACCGTAAAGCGTGTATGCCTTCTACAATATCTTCATATTCATGCGTGCCACCACTGTATGCTAAGGCAGCTTCAATCCATTTGCGACATCTAGCTAATTCTGCGTCTATGCTCATAGGCTCTGATTATACCATTTTTTAAGTTATCGAGGTATTTCGTGTGATACGTTGTAATCTACTTCAGTATCAGAAACTCTATGCCCGCGTAGCACCTCAAAAACTTCTTCGTTATTTACTGATGCTAAAGCTAATGCTTCTGCCGCCTCAATAGCCTGTGCTTTAGTTTCACACTCTTGGTGTATGATTATTTCTCTACGATATTCACTATCTAATCTACTGTATGCAACTATCATTTTATGGCTCTTGTTTTGAAATTTTTACAAAAGATTGCATTATTTGACCTGAATCACCGCTTCCAATCTCCCTGATTTCCATAGAATATTTTAACTCTCTGCTTTCATAAGCAGTTTTAAACATCAACGCTGCGTTTTGCGTTCCGCTAAAATATCTTTCATCAATATCCCTGTATTCTATTAGCGCTGTACCAGCGCTTTCCCACGCGTAAGGATGCCAGTATAAAGTTGTCCCACTAGCAGGTGCAGAAGGGTAGGTAGTCAGCAAAAAATACGTTCTATTCTGGGAAGGCATATACTGCCACGAATATATTTTTTTCTCAAAAGAACCGCCTGACTGGTTTTCATGCACCGCCCCAAACTCAGTAAATAAGTGCGTTTTGTTCCCTGCAACAGAATACCATTGCTCGTATATGGACACTGTGCTGTATTCCCCGCCAGTGATCTGTGTTGCGCTTCCTAAACTTTCACCGTTTGAGGATACGCCTGTTGGAACATATAAAGAAAACTTTACCTGCAAATCATTAGTTGTGGATGTGTAGCCCCAACTAATTTTCAAGTTGGCATCGACAAACCGCATGGTTGCCATAGGCGTTAACATATCGTATATGTAGCAATAATTCCCAACACAACTGAATGATGTTGTTAGTGGCTTTTGCCCACCATCTCTTATCATCAGATAGTCTTCTTTATGATACTTGAGATTACCTACATCAACGCCATCTACTGTGCCTGTAACTGTAATATCACCTGTTACATCGAGACCGCCAGTTACTCCACCCTACAAATTAGTTGTACCTGCCACAGTCAACGACTGTGTGCCTGATGGCGGCATGCCTATGAGTACATTGCCAGTAAATGTAGCACCTGATAGGTTTGCTTTTCCTGAGATGTCTTGATGGGCTGTTAGGTAAGCACCTAAATCACTAATCTGACTTTCAGTAATGCTTAATGCCGCTTGGTGCTGAGTAACACTACTTTGTGTAATGTTTGCATCTGGTACGTTTGCCCATGTAACAGCAGTGGATAGATCGTTAGCTTCTGTAAATGACGCTAGGTAGCCAGCATCTGCGTGATTACCCCACCCATGCGCTGTATTCCAATCTCCAGAGTTGTCTGTGACTATAGAATACGAGCCTGAAGTAGCATCTCGCTTCATCAAGCCTTCTGAAGCAAAATCTCCATCAACAACTACGTCAGAATGGCTAGTTTCTAAGGTAGAAACCTGTGTAGCTAGGCTAGTTGTTACGGCTTGATTATTACTGTCGCCTATGAAGATATTACCATCGTTGAGGTTAGGAGTAGCGTTAGTACGCCCTGCGCCCATGATTTTTACAGAACCAGCTGAGGCGTGTGATCTAGTAACCTTGCCTATTTTTTGTACAGATGAGCCTTCACCTGTTGGTGCTGTAGATACAAGCGCGCCAGCTGTAGCGCCTACAAATAACTCATCACCTTCTGTGTAGCTACTGGTGTCTAATCCAGCCAATGTACCAAACGTGTAAACCTCAAGGTTAGCATTGTTGTTAGCGTCTATGGCTGCCAGACCAAAAGCAGGCATTTTTGCAGCATCGTCTGCATCTGCTTTACTAACGACAGTTGTGTTGCCAGATATACCAGAAATATAGACAACATCACCTTTTGTTAGCGCCTCACCTGCTTGTGCTTTGAACACTACAGCGCCACGCAAATCACCTATAAACTCTGTTGCCTCTACGTCACCTGTAACTGTAACACCATCAGCAGTAGCTTCTGCCTTGATGTTTCCGCTGTGGTACAGAGCAGATACTTGCGTGTAGTCTACAGTGCCGTCAGCGCCTCTCAAATCGCCTGTGCTAAATCCTAACCCATCATCTGAGGTAAAGGTAACTATGCCTGTAGAGCCATTATATGATCCACCAGTAAATCCATCACCATCTGCACCATTAGTGCCGTTCGTACCATTAGTACCATTAGTGCCGTTAGTGCCTCGCACATCTGCGGTTGAGAAGCCTAAACCATCATTTGACGTAAATGTGATTATTCCAGTATTGGAGTCGTATGAACCACCAGTGAAACCAGTGCCATCTGTGCCATCAGTACCATCAGCGCCTGCAACACCATTACCTATAGTATTCCATTGACCGTTGCCACTGTATAAGATTGTTTTGTTATCGTCATCCCACACCAACATACCGTCACGATACGCTGTAGCCCCTGAAACATAAAAAGCTAAGTGTGACTTTGTTCTCGTTAAAAAAGAATTTAGTCGCTCAGCCCAATGCTTGTACTCAGTTTGCCCTGCTACTGGCGGTCTTTCTACACTCATCGTTTACTACCAGCCTTAACGTCTAAACGTATTGTGCCAAGTGTAGCAGTCTGCCCTTTGCCTACAAAGGTTAAATATTTTTCAGTAGCTGGCAAATTTGCTACTAGCGTTGGCATTACGGTGTTATCAATATACTCACGACTCGCACCTGTGAGAGTTTCGTAAGTTAACATTGCAAATGAATCAGCAGCAGATATATCCCCATCATTATTAATATCACCTAACTGCCTGCCATTTATAAGCGTGTTAAATATACTGTCTGGTTGCAAGCCAGAGCCAACATCGAGAAGATCGAGTGCTGCATCTCCGTGATTTAACAGCCAATCTCCCTGCCTCACATTTAACTGCGCCTCTCTTGCAGTAATCCTAACGTCTGTTGGGCTGCCTGATGCTTTGATGAACTTGCTGACAGACTCAGGGCTATTGGGATAATTTCTTGTTGCAAACGACACATGAATGTTACCCTCAGAAATATGATCTGGTATTACCTGTGTAATATCCATAACCTGATCGCCACTGCCAATTTGTATTTTGCCAGTCTCTGCGCGTGGGTAGTCATCATAGTCTGGCGTATTGAATGAAAACTCATGCTCGTATATCTTGCCAGATGGCGCTGCATAAACAGGGTGTGCAAAAATACCTGAGTCTATGCCAGATGTTCTGTCCATCTTGCCAATATTCCAATGCCCTTCTTTATAATCATAAACTACATAACTGTCGTTTTCCGTGCCTGCGTTGCTAGGATAGAACCACCACACTTCATTATGCTGACCGTTGTGGACACACACAGCTTTAGAGCGCTGCCCTATGTTTAAGTTTTTAAAAACATGGTCATGCACATCACATGGTAAGTCTTGTACAGCTGAGCCGTTGTATACGAAAAATCCATTCGCTCCCATCCAGAATGCGCCTTCGTCTATAGACACAGCGCAGTGTCGAGAGATAGCACCACAGTCTCTACCTACCTGCTCAAAACCATAAACTGTTGGCGGTGCTTGGTACGTAGCTGTAAACGCATCTACTGTTGTAAGTATAAGTGTACGCCCCCTAGTGCCTATGCCTAGCATTATCTCGCCAGTAGTAGCTAATTCAAAGTCGCCTGCTTGGTTTGTTGCTGCTGGTGTCCACTGGGTTAAATCCTCTTGGTCGCACCATGCTATCCTGCGAAGGTTAGTGGTGTTAGCAGTTGCTCCTGCACATAACATAAAGACAAAACGCTCTTCTGTAACAACCATAGATTTAGCGCCATCAGGCGCTTGTGTAACTAATGTAGCAGGGTTTGCGTTGTTTAATATCCACTGATATAACTTTCCATCTTCTGATGACACGCCTACAAGGTACTCACCCCAAGAATCTAACGACCAAGTTGTAGCCTCTTGGATGATACCGCCACTTGGTCTTTCAATGCCAAATGCGCCTTTACCATAAGCAAAACCACCATAACTTATGTTTTGGTCTGCATCTAAATCACCAGCTGTGAAGCTAGATGGCGTAATATCTGTAACAGTCCCAGACTCGTTTATGCCAAACAGCTTATTGTATGTTCCGCACGCAATATGTGCCGTACCGCTGTTATCCTTCCAGCTAACCATGCCTCTTGCAGTCTGACCTGTACCTAATGTAACGCCAGCTGTGTTGTTCGTGTTTGTACGGTCTTCCTTTTGTCTCCAGCCGCCAATTGTTCTTAGGCTGCCATTTTCCCAGCGCATTAAGTTAGCATCGCGCCAACGCCCTGCTGACTGCGATTCTGTGCCGTGCTTTACTACGCCTGCTGGTATATCTAAACTAATTAATGGCATTACTTCTTCCTTAGACTCATTAACTTATCAGCGCCCTTAATACCAAAGCTGCTGCTGACCGCAATAAACAATAGATACTGATACCACTCAGGCAAGCGCGACAATGCTGCAAAGCCTTCTTCTACCCTAGCGATAATTGTAGGGTCATCTACACCTACCGCATAACCTATAAAAACGATAGGCGCGGTGAGGCAAATTACTAGATACTCGTCTTTCCAGCTTTCCTTCGAAGCCTCAGCCATCTTAGCTTCCCAGTCAGCATCATTCTCGCTCATGGTCATCTTGGCTTTGTGCTTAGCTTGCTTCTCTTCAGCCTTGTTCTTCATGTAACCGCCAGCTAAGTTAGCTATTGGTGATATTAAACTTTGCCACATAATCTATTACCTCAAAGGGTCACTAACATGGTCTAACCCCATCCAAAGGTCAGAAATTTCTCTTTCGATAACTTTATACTCATCTCTAAGCTCTGTCATCGACTCGGACACCAATTCTGCTTGCTTAACTACTGACTTCATCCCTTCTATCTCTTTAGATAGCTCAGATACGTCTGATTGCAGTTCTAAGAGGTTTTTTTGGCTTTCTGCCATAACTGATAGGGTTGTTCCTAAAGTAGCTAATTTAGCGCTTAACTGGCTTATATCGTTATCTTGTAATTGTTGCTGTATTAGCTTAATTTCTTCCTCAATAGGAGCAACATCAGGAACGGTTACAGCTTCTACTGTCTCTAGTCTGCCGTATAAGCTGCTGGCAGCCCAGATAAATGAGCCAATCGTTGTTGCAAGCGAGAACACCACGGCAATGTAAATACCTTTGAGCTTAACGCCACCAATTGATAATTCTGTATCTGCTAAACTCATTCGCAATCCATATTAAAGAAACAATCATAGCCCTGTGCTATAGGCGATGTATGATAAAACTCTGATTCAGCACCTAACGCCAGTATTTCTGCCTCAGATGCGTACAGGTCTAACCCGAAGTCATTGTTGCCTGCTAGCATAACTACGGTCAGGTTACGTGTCGTGTTATATCCCATTGACACCCATTGCGCGTTAGCGTCATAGAATATATTAACATCATCCGCTGTAGTGTTATTGTCTTCGATACTATCTTGTAGGTAGGTAGCAGCATCGCTTGCAGCTACGGCTAGGTACACTGCTGCCGCATTAGCATTTGTCTCTATGTCGTCAGTTGCTTGGTTAAATTCTTCTGTCTGCTGCTCAGTGATTACAAGCATATCTTGGTTAGCCTGCACAAACTCTTGAACCCCTGCCTTGTCATTGGGGGTGACGGCTTCTGCGACTTTTTCGTTTACCTGTATAGCGGTACTCATAGATACAACCACTTCGGTAAACTGATCTACGCTGTCGTGCATAATGTTTAAATGCTCTTCAGCCTTTTGTTCAAGCACTTGCCTGATGTCACCATGTGGTAAGTAGTTGCTAGCGTAGTTGGATAAAGCAGTGTTGTAAGCGTCTAGCATTTCTGTACTAATGTGCGCTGTGCTAGACAATGTACCATCACTAATTCCAACACCCTGATGCGCGTACTCCATGCCCGCACCAGCTAACTTAATAGCACGGTCTATCTGACCTACGATATCTCCGCTACTGTTGAGCAGGTTTTCATGCTCACTGCTTTGTGCTGCGGTACTTATCGCTAATAGAAATATAATCCTCTTCAACATTGTCTTCCACCTTTTTGCCAATTCCCAACACCCCGTTGTACCAGTCTTTATGCTCCAAGTAATCTGGAATATATAGCTCTGGCTGCTGCTTTATTACTAATAATCCTTTTCTTCCTGCTATTAACTTGCCATTTAAGATCAACGGACACGGACTTCCAGCGGTTAGCATGGCTCTGTACACTAACGGTGACTGGCAAAGTCGTGACACGCTAGCAACCTTTAGGTTTAAGTCAGCCAGCATCTTTGCGTCTTTTATTCTCTGGCACTCTTTATCAACAACATACTTACCAGACGAAAACCCAACAGCAACAGTCTGTAACGAGCCGCCAATGCCTTGCAAGCACGTATCTGACCCACTGCTCATGTAGCTAGGACTAATCGCACTGCCTACTGGTATTTCTGAAGAGCTGCCAGCACCTTGATAGGTGTTACTGACACTGTGGTCTTCACTTACGTTATTGCTACTGACCGTGCTGTCAATGGCGCTAGTATTTAGGCTGCCCTCTTGATTATTCTGAGCATTAGCCATAACGCCAAACAATAATAAACCAAACCAAGCCTTTCTCACTTTAACAGCTTCTGCACCGTTTCTGACTCATATATTCTTATGCCTAGCCAGATAATAGTAAATATACTTGCTAATGGTGGCAACCATGCAGCTACGGACATAACGCCTGTTGATGCAGCAATCACATCAATTGCTTGTTTCGATTCTTCAGTCATTGTATTTCCTGTAATTTTGTGCATGATTACACCTAAAATTATCCTAAAGTAGCTCTCTTCCACATATAAACACCATAACTTGCCTGCTGGACATTAAAGGCAGTACCACTACCAGTAAAGCTAGTCGTTGTTGACCAAGTGGTGTTTTCGTCTAAGTGATCTAACTTATCACCCTCTGAGACGTTTATCGAAAGGCTGTTATCTACCATTGTTTTATTTGTCCCCTCAACGCGAAGATTTGTGTTATGGGCGTGGGATGGCATATTGCTGACGCTAATACCGCGACTATTATCGCTATAATTACTACCTGCGGATGGGGTTGTACCATTAACAGTTTGCAATACACGACCCCCACCAATAGCCGTCCAAGTGCCACCAAATAAGGTTGCTGGCGAGGTTGAAGAGGTAGATATATAAACTGCACCTACAGGGTAGATTTGATTAAATATTGACTGTACTAAAGTGCCTTCAAGGCTATTAGCTTTTACTTTGCCTCTAAACTCCCAATCATTACTGTTGTAATGGTTTTTAGCAGTCCAATGGTTAGCGCCACCATTTCTACGGAATAAAGCAATTTTGTCATTTCCCGCACCTGACAATACTGGGTCGCCATTACCACAATACTCAATACCACCGCCAGTAGCATTTGACTGTCCGACATAAACGCGACCATTACCCTGATTGCCGCCCATTGCCCTTATATTAGCCGTACCGCCATCGTCACAAAGCACATCGAGAACAGTACTTGTACCACCGTCAAATTTACCGTCACCTGCAACGTGTAGCCTTGAAGAAGGACTAGTAGTACCTATACCTAATTTGCCTGATGAGTCAATACGCATACGTTCTGTCATGGTTACTTCTGAGCCTACGGCTGTTGTTGTAGATGCCGCGTTAAAAAACTTTAGCTCGTTATCGAGAGTTAATGCGCCTCTAGTGAAATTTGAATTGGATGCTGTTGAAATAAACTTGTTTGCTTGTGACTTGTGAGATTCTACACCAAACCCTATAAGAGTTTCAGCTGAAGAATACGTAGCCCCAAAGTTGTTTAGTGTGTGTCCTGTTATATACTTAACACTTAAAGCTGTACCACCGCCAGTCGCTGCAACGTCACCGCCTTTAATTACACCCGCAACATCTAATTTGCTATCAGGACTAGTAGTACCAATACCTACGTTTCCACTAGTTGCTACAGTTACTTGCGGGGTGAATGTGCCAGATTGAACCTTACCAATGTTAAATTGCCATTCAGTTCCATCTGTATCGTACCAGAGATTACCCCTTTCTGGACTTGACGAAGTGCCGTAGTTAAATCCTACATTACCTGTAGCGCTTTTAACATTCAGTGGGGATAAAGGACTATCAGTACCTATACCTACGTTGCCACCATAAGGATTTAATGATAAATCATACGAAGTTGTACCACTATTGTTTGCTATTTGAGTATACCAAGAGTTACCTGTATATCCATGAAAAGAGGACAAGCTAGACGCGCTATGATTTTCATGCCTAACTTTAGCATTTGTTGCTGATGTTGCTAAATTAGTTCCATTAGAAGCATCACCAACTGTATGCAGTTTAGCCGAAGGACTACTAGTACCTATACCTACGAGACCAGAAAAGGTTGCTGCAACATCTGTAGCTGCGGCTGGAACAATACTTAAAGCAAGAATATCAGTATCGCCTGCCAATACACTGTCAACCGTATCCCAGTTAGCATTAAGGGTTGTACCCCAAGTGTCTGTATCACCGCCTACCGCTGGTTTAGAAAAATAGTTATTAGTCGTATTAGTTGCCATGCTTTAGCTCCAGCGTACATGATTTGGTTGTTTAGAACGGCTTGTATCTAAGCCTAGCTTGCGTGTTCTTAATCTGTCGTGCTTGTATTCAGCATCGTTAGATGATGCATTAACTCTCTGCACTGCTGCTCCATACATCTGTGAAAACAATGCTAGTCTTTCGTCATCTTTTAGGTAGATTGCAGCGTGTATTAGCGAGCCATATAAATATACATCAGGTGAATCTTCTAGAAGCCAGTTTTCTTGACTATTAGTCGATAAAGAAAGTTCAGTTAGATAGGACAAGTTAACCTTGTCGAAAGTGCGCGTCTTTGGCTGCGGGAACAGCATCACTATTCCCGTTCCGTTTAAAGCTGCAAAAGTGTAATATTGCGGTTCGCCAATCTTGTTTTCACTGTTCATTTTGCGCTCGTCATACGCATTCTGTGATAAATACTCTAGCGGATGAAACTTGGCAGTATCACTAATATCTGGGTAGTAGTGGACATTTTTAGTTTCTAGCCAGTCAGCAGGCAGGTAGGCAAAATCACCACTTACTGATAATTGCGCTGTTGTTTCCATCTTCCAGTGACGCACATCGCGATTGATCTGACCCTCAGCCATATCAATAAAGGTTGGAATAACATCTGTTAGGTCATCCCGATTTAAAAAATCTGCAATGCCAGACTTCAGTTTGTCATATGTAGAAATTGCCATTATTGCGCTCCAGTTATCATGCGATTATAACAAATTTAGACCTGTCACTCTTGTTTAGTTTAACAAGCCTTGTGGCACGTAAAAACTTTCAGCATCTATGAAGGGTCTGTCTAGCAATCCTGACGCTGGTTGTTGCAAAGTTTGCCGAGGTGGTATCAGCTCACCCTCTAATGGCTTACTAACTAACCCTCGTCTATAAAAGTCTAGCAACCCTAATGCACCTAGCGCTCCATAACCTGCTGCTGGTATAAGGTTGTCTTTTACATAACCCTCATCCATATTTCTGTATGCACTACGTATACCTCGCAAAGCGTCTGCTATAGACGATTGCTCTACCATAGACTGTGGCAGCATATCTTGCTCTAGCAATGCCTTGAGGTATGGCTCGGCAGTGTCATAGAGGTTGCCAGTATTAACTCTTACATTCTGCGCCATCTTGTCACGTAACCTACGTGATCGTTCGCTGCTTGCTTCAACCTCTGGGTTAAAAAACTCTCTGACATTTTCTTTATAGTTTTTGCTATCTGGGTCGCCTGATAAATACTCGCCAGCAGTAGCAAACGACTCAGGTATAAAGCTAAGCGCTTCTAACAGTGTTTCAGTTGCGCCCTCGCCCACTGCTGCTGGGAATGCTGCTACATTTGATACTGTGTTTAATATGCCATCAACTTTGTCTTGCTTAGAGTCTCTGGCTAGCATATCTTCAATGGCAGCTCTGTTCTCTTCTCGCTGCGTATCTGTGTCATCATAGACAATGTTATCCGCCTGCTTGTTACTGCCGTTAGAAAGCAATCCTGTAGTCACAGCTGTTGCTGTCGCACCCCCGATCAAAGGGTGACTAAACACTGATACGCCTTTATTCTTTAACTCTTTACGCATCTTGTCAGTTATTGGCAGTGTCAGCACTTCCTGACCAGTCTTATCAGCTATCCACTCGTATGCTTCTTTTTCAGAGTCAACGTCAGCATTTACTCTGATATTATCATCGTCACGAATTTCCCAGCCTACATCATTCTCATCATAAAACACCTCGTAGCCTTTATTCTTAGCCTTCAGCTTTGTAGGTGTCAGCTTAACGCCATACTGTTTAGCCCAATTGTTAATGTGATTCTTTAAGGTGTTGTCGTAAAAGTTAACTACGCCTTTTATGTCAGCTGCGCCCTTCCAGCGCTCACCCTGTGTTTTGCCAGTAGTGAATGAGATACTGTCATAGTCGCCTTCTGCTGCATCAACTAGTGCGCGCTTGAATGCTAAGTCATACCAGCTAGACTTGTCACTAGACTTAAATGGCATATCAGGCACAGCTATTTCGGCTGTAGTAATCTTGTCGCGCAAGTTATCGACCTGCCTATCTAGGCTACCAATTCTATCTACAATACTTTCGCCAAATTCTTCCTGAAACGCTTTGTTTCTAGCAGCTTCAACCCTCTTACCAGCTAGAATAGCCTCGTCGCTAGCTACATCTGCCGCACTAAGAATCATGTCTAGCTCTTTAGGCATATTGTCGCCTGCCCACGTTCCAATGCCCCACTTGCCAATCATAAGCTCATCTAACTCATCTTCTAGCTTGTCCCTGCGAGCAACCATTGCATTGAGTTCTGGCTGCTTAGAGTAACCAACTTTAGCGCCACGCTGATGCATATCTGACTGTATCTCTTCGACCATCAGTGTATTGCTATCATCAACGGCTTGTCTATCAGCAACGCGCAAATGTGACAGTATGTTTTCTTGCTCATCAAAATGTGACGTAAGGAAAGGATAGGGTATATTAGCGCGCTCTTGTTGCAGCTTGTTGATGTTGAGGTTAACCTGTAAGATTTCTGGGTCGTTAACAGCTAGCTCGTCTAGCTCAGCCTGACCACCGCCACTGTCTAACAGACTGTCATACAGCTGATCTTCACGCACCTCTTTTATTGCGTATTGCTCTGATATTTTTCGCGTAAGGTCTTCTTCTTTTGCTATGTTTACATCATCTTTAAGCAGTATTTCACGATAGTTTTCACTGTCGCGCTCTGATAGCTGAAACTCCTCATGCTCAGGCAGTCGCACATCCTCATTTAGCTCAAATTGATTAGTACGCGCCTCAGAAGCTGTGTCATATCTACTGTTGACTGTACCATCTGGGTTGTAGACAACAAAGTCGCCAGTGTCGTAGTCTCTTTTTGTTGTATAGCGTGGCTGGTCAGTTAATACCGTCTCCCTAATCTTGTACTCATTGTTTTTAAGAAACTCTGCAACCTCATCTTTTGTGATGTCAGGCTTTCTAAATCCAAACTCATTATCAAAGCCCATTAACTGTAGCTCTTTTGGCTTAACGCCTTGTCCTTTCAGTGCGTTCTTCCATCCAGATGCTGTAGTTGGTTTTTTACGCTGCGTACGCTCTAACGCTTTCAAAGCATAGCCACCAAACCCTGCTGCATCTGCCTCTTCACTACCTAGCAGGCTCATGGCTGCCGTTCCTAATGTTGCAGCTGTAGGTAGTAAGCCTGATTTAAACTTAATGCCAGCATCACGCATTGCATTTAGCTTTTCTCTGGTTAAAATGCCAGACGGATTAGCCGTTTTAATGTAGTATTCAGCATCTTTATCTGCAACTTTCTTTCCTGCTTTAGTGAAGAAACCTTCCGCTGGCTCTGTAAGCTGGCGCGCAGTTAAAGGAGTACTCAACAACCCTAACCCCTCGCCATGAAAACCAACTGGGTAATTTATGCTAGTGTTTTTGCTAGTACCTCTACCCACATCTATCTCAGCAACTGCTGGTAGCGTCTGGTTAGCAGAGTGTATGTAGTCTGGGTTTGTTATAGCTAGCCTTGCATTACCTAGCGACAACCCATCCATGTTCTTTAACTTATCTAGCTCGATTTGCAGTTTCTTTCGTGTGACTGCTGGCGCATCATAAAACGCTTGCATAGATTGCGCGTCATTAGCATTACGCCAGTTTGGTATATGCTTTCTGATGATATCGTCTTGTTCTTTAAGTGTGCTTTTTGGCGCATTGGCTTGGTTATATCGAACCATTGTTGTAGCAATGTTTTTGTCGAAATCAACGCCTTTTGGCCCTAACAATCTAGGCAGCATTATAGGGTTTTGGCCAGTTTGTTCTTTCAGGGCTTTAGCTTGATTCATCATTCTACTAATGACTGACCCGCCACTTGACCATACTTGCGGGTTGTGGAACATGAAGTTGCTGCCAGTATTTAGCTCTATTGGCTGAGACAATGGGTTGTTACCTATACCCTCTAGCAGGCGGTTAGAGATAGCTCGATCTGACTCACCTAGCACATAACCACGCCCCTCAAAGTCAGATAGGTTAACTAACGGGTACTCTACAGGCTCAATAACTGATTGATTAGGTTTCATCCAGTCTTCTAATATCTTGTCTGGATCTTTTGATGTGGAGTGCGAGTATTCAGGCAGCCTACCAGTTTGCTCTAACTTTGGATCATCCAGCAGCTCACTGATTGTATTAAGTATTCCTAAACCTCGTTGTCGCATGAAAACACCCCTGTTGATTAACGGCTGATTATACCACTTTTAAACGATTCCTTGAAGGTTTCGTCTAATAGGTTCACCCCAGTTGGTTGTCTCCTTGTAACCTATGGCTAGATACCTCATTGCATCAGCACAGTGGCTTGTCCAGTCGTGTAATGGTCTGCTGCGCCATGTCATGCCTTTCTCATCGTATTCACGCCTGTATTGACGTAAAGCATCGACACCTCGCTCACACTTGTCCTTGTCGAACCAGCAGCGTGGTATCAATGACCTGACAGCTTGTATACCATCATCAACATTAAGCTGCGGGGCAATATGTACTGGCCTCACCCCCAAACCATCTAATGTCTCTAAGCGTGATCTACCAGTGCCTAGCTCCCTGACCCTGACATCATGTGGCAGTATGTGCTGGTCGTATACGTAGCCCTTCTCACCTAATACCCTAGCGTAATGGTCTAGACCTACACCGCTGCTTTCATAGTAGTCTATAAGGCGCACCTCAGCCCCTACCATCTGTGCAAACCAGATAGAGGTACTATCGCCTACCCCTAAATCCCAAGCCGTTACAACGCCAATAGATCGGTCGTATGGCACATTGGTAATACGCTCATTATGTGTAGCTTCACGCATCTCTACAGCAAAGTATGCACCCTCTGCATGGATGAGCATCTGCCCTTCCCAGATATGGTCATACAGGTCTGGTCTATTCTTCTTGTCTTCTAGGCGCTCATTCTCTAGCACCTTTGGGAAGAAAGGATTGTCACGCCAGTTAATCTCAGCGATCTTCATATCAGTTGGTGGATGCACCCTGAACCGTCTGTGCGTTGCTGAGTGCTTTGTCTCTGGATTCCACGTTACCCATATCTCAGAGTCGTCTTCACGTACAGTTGGTATTAGCTTCTGCCATGCACTATCGGACACACCTTCTGCTTCGTCTACCCATCATAGGATGATACGTGCTTTAGATTTGATTGAGTCTAGGTTGCGCCTGAGACCAGCGAACACGTAATTGATTCTACCGTCTTTAGAGCGTATGTACTTCTCACCTAGCTCATAGTAGTCTGAAAGGAATTTAACGCCTCTAATGGCGCTTTTGACCTCTTCTAGGGATGATTCATCAAGTGAGTTAAGGTGTTCCCTTGCACAGAGTATCTGACCCTGCTTTCCTTCCATACCCCATTGGTAACCACGTACTGCTGTCATCAATGCGAATGATCGTGTCTTAGCTGACCCTCGACCACCATAGGCACATCGGTATCTGGCTTCACCCTCAAACAGATCAACAATCTTAGGTGGTAGATTAATCTCTACTGTATCAGTCTGACTCATTAGACTGCGCTACCAGTTTGATAACTGTCGGCTTAAACGTGTCGTCTGAAGATGTATGATCTATCTGCTGCTTATCACCATACTTACGTGGTGACATTCTAGCTACCTTCCACTTGCGTGAATCTATCTGTAACTTAGCCCTAGCTAGCTCACTTGCTTCTGCTACTTCTGACAGCTCATCAGCTATATCTACAATCTGATCTGCGTAGTAATCAGCCTGACAATCCCTTGCGCGCGCGTACTGCTCCGAAAAGGTCACTTTGTCACTATCAGTAAGCCACTTCATCAACGTACTCATAGCAGGCATAGCATCATCCCTACAGATTTGTCTTGCACTCTCACCAGCTGCTAAACGTCTGCAAATGTCATCGCCTAAGTCAGTTGTGTATTTACTAGGTCTCATAGGTTTACGTCATACTCTTCATAGGTTGTTTCTAGCCGTTGTTTAGCTAAGTATACCACCTCATCCAGTAAGGTTGCATCCCGATCTGAGATAGCCTGAGCAAAGTCGTTAATCAACTCTAGGTCGGCTTCATGAATGTCATCGTCAATAGTAACTCTAATCATAAGCCCGATTATACCCTATTTTGTACCGTACTCTAACTCCAACAGTAACTCACAGTAGTGGATAATCTTTTTGATATCCTCAGCACCGTTCTTGTTTCTGTGGCGTGTTGCGTACTTGATTATGTTGCCTTCAATGTATGGCAGCTTGTTTTTAGTTATGTACTCAATAGGCTGGATAGGCATAACGTAATGCTTGCCACCCTCTTGTTTCTTTAATGCACTCATTACTTACCCTCATACTTGTTGCGTAAGTATTTAATAGACACTGGAAGCTCATCACAGTTACCGCCAACTACTTCATTAAGCATCCATATGCCGCGCCATGAACCATTTGTCTGCGGGGTTAGGTAATCTTCATCATGTTGATAATAGATGCCAGCAAACAAACCCAACATATTGTGACCATCTGCCCTACGCCCATAAGCTATATCACGGTCTTGTACATGACCCATTACACATGATTGAAACTGTGTAGCTAACAGTCGTTTAGCGTTTGCCACAGGGCGACCCATGATTCCACTAGTGAAGTAATGGCTATAACAAATACCATCTATAACAACTACCTCTAGGAAGTCATACACCTCGAACCCAAGCTCATTGAGTTTCAGGTCGTCATAGCTTATTAGCCCTTCTAGCTTTGCATCTGATTCGATAGCGCGCTCTATACGCTGCTCATGGTTGCCTAAAGTGAACACTAGGCGTGGATTCCACTGTTTCTTTTTGTTGCTTATTAGGCGCTTCTGTTCTTCCCTGATAGGCTCTAGGAACACTTCCATAGCTTCTAAGCCAGCTTTGATGTCGTCTTTGTACCTACGACCCTCAAATGATTTCTTGCCTACATCCCAGTTTGACAGGCTAGGCATATCCCAGTGATCGCCTATGTGAATGATTACATCAGGCTTCTTCTCTGCTGCATACAAACCAGCCCACCGCAAATGTTCAGTAGGCTGATTTGGTTTTACCTGCGTATCTGGTATTACTAAGTGCCTAGATGTCTCTTTAAATGCTGTTTGCGTTCTACTAAGTTCTGTCATAGCTTACCTCGCTAAGTCTCAGAACCAGTATACACCTATTTATTTAATAGCAAATTGATCTCGACAGCCTGCTCTTCCGTAACCCATACTCGCATTTCTTTTAAGCCTTCGCTTTTTCTTCTGCTTCTCATCTCACGCATTAGCTGAGCTTTTGGTTTCGGCTCAGACTTTTGGTTAAAGATGGCATCGAAGTTATCCTCATAAGATTTGCGATCTGGGATAGGTCTTGGCGCTGATCCTTTACCTGACATTGTCATTCTCCATAAAGTATTCAGATACGCTGCACTGCTCGTTGTATCTGTTGGTTACTTTAATTCGTTTGCTTTTAACATCATGCCCCTCTTCCTTCAGTTCATAAATTCTAGCTGCTACCTGTGTGATACCCAGCTCATTAAACGCATTTAGGCACGTTAGTTTCTTGCCTTCCTGCAAATACTCTAAAACTCTTTCTTGCTGTGTCATAACCTTCTCCTAGTGAACGGATTTGTGAAACTCATTAAGGATTTCATCTTCAAGCCTTTTCTCCAGATAGAGATAGATAGAATCTCTAAACGCCTCTGCCAGAGTATAGACCTTACCAAAACATACCTTTTTGTTGCCAACGTACTCCTTGAAGTTTGGCACTGCTAGGCACTCATAAAACATCTCAGGGTTGTCCTTCTCACTGTACCCCTCATCGGCAGCGTAACTATCACGACTGCTAGCCATTGCAGTATCAAACATATCATCAGTACCATCTGCGTACAGAATCTCCAGCAGCATATCAACATCATACTGAGCGCACTCAGGAAACATATCGTGCAACCACGTTTTATGCTCCTTCAGCCATGAGTAAACCGCTACATCCTTTAGCGTGTCTTCTAGCTCAGCCATGCAGCCATCCCAGTCATCTTCAAGCTGCACAATTAAATCACCAAAAATTTGAGTCTTCATTTTTATTCTCCTTATTAACCAAACCTGTACCAGCCAGTCATAATATATTTAGCGTCAGACAGTGGGGGGTTGCCTCTATGCGCGTGGGTGAAGTTAGCAGGAAAAATAATTAGCTTTCCCGCTTCAGCTTTGATTCTTTTACTGTAATACAAAAACTCAGTTTCACCGCCCTCTTGTATGTCGTTTAGATAAACTATCCACGCCACAGCTCTTGTCATTGAGCCAAGCGTTTGTCGCTCACTGTGCCATACGTGGTAGCCCTGCGTAGGTTCTGTTTTCTGCACCAAAACATCTTCGATAGCCATATCCACCTTTGTCTTCGGGCTGAACATACCCTCTTGATGCGCTTCAACATAGGCTCTCACATAGTTAGATATAGGGGTGATAACGTGATTTCTGCACGTACCTTTCATGTTAGTCATAAGAGCCGTGGTGTAAGATGCTCTACTATCATTGATTTTTTGATTTGGGTTTTGTGTTTCCCACAACATACCTTGCGACTGCATTACGCTAAAATCATCTAGCACTATTTCGCACTCTTGCTGCGTGAGCGCGTTGGGAATTACCTCAATAAAATCAGGTGTTTTCATTACAGTCTCCATAGCATCAATGTGCCTGCGTCATATGGCTCACAGTAAAAGCCATGCTTATCTGCCATTGCCTCTACACCTTCATGGTACTGGCTGCCAGTCATGCTCCAGTAGTCAAAGTAAGGCAGCCCATCTTTGTCTAAATCCTCGCTGCCCTTTAACCAGATACCGTCTTGCTCGACCTTATCTTCACCAGTAAATTCATTGTAGGGAACAGCGTCAATGTTAGGGAACGCTGCGTTTAGTTTTTTGCAAAGAGTGGTTGCTCTTGTCTTTTTCATTTTTATTTCCTCGTTTGTGTGATGCCCCCTTATGGGGGCGGTTCTATTTAATTGCTTAAAGATTCAACCAATTCATCATAATTGGTGTATTCTTTTTCAGCCTGTGCAAACAATTCCGCCATAGCATTCAGCAACTTTTCAGTACCAACCATAGAAAAGCCCTTGTACCCTCGCACCTCATCCCAAACAATAGTGCTTCTGGCAATGTCAATTTCATGCCATGCTTTTTTGTTGCCCATATAATTGGCAAACCAAAGTAAGGCTAGGCTTATTTTAAAAAGATGCCCATCATCAGCTTGTACTTTTTTAACAAACTCGCTGATAAATTTTTTATCTAAGTTTTTCATATCTATTCCTCGTTTGTGTGAAAAATTAAAGTGAATCGTAATAGGCTAACGTGCCGTGTGCTGGCGCGCGATTTACAAACTCTTCTACCCACTCATCAAGAGTAAGGTCATTTAACTTGCAAACAGGTATAGATGCACAATCTAAGTAGCTCAGGTCAGTTGGGTGCGACCAGTAGAAATATCCTTCGCCTTTTACAAGCTCCCAGCCAGCTTCTTTTTGCTGTACTGCATTGTTGATTTTTTTGATTGTTAGTCGCATCTGTATATCCTCGTTTGTGTATGGCATCTATTATACAGAAGTAACTGTTACTTACAAGTAAGTTGGCACAATTTGCATCACTTTTTGTGCTGTTTTTTTCCAAGTTAAGCTGTAGCCCAATAAAAAAGGGGCTATTGCCCCCTTTCTACTTTGTACTTTTCTATCGGTCTTCGACCAGCCAAGTCATCTATAGCTATCAAAGTTAGCGATATTAAAGTGAATAGTATGATGTAGTTCATTGCACCCCCAGTTATTGAGGCGCGATTATAGTGTAGATAGGTAGGAGTCGAGAGTGTTATTTGGTTATATTAGATATGATTTTAGGTAATGATGCGTTACGACCACCAGTGCATCAAGCTGGCTCACATAGGGAGAGGATTCCCATAGGTCATAGGGGTATTATCCTACAAAGAGTAGCAACAACATGATGGCTGCCACACCTAGCGCTTCGCCTTTTGTAACCATGCGCCATTCACTGTTTGACCAGTGCTTAAACTTAGATCGAAGAAAGCTGGTTCTCTTCCTTGCAACTGCTATAGCTTTATCAGCGTAGCGATGCGCGTCTTTTACTGCCTTTTCTTTATCAGTCATCTTAATCTCCTAAAACGGAATATCGTCTTCTAAAAAGTTACTATTCTGCTGCGGCTTTTGTGCTTGTTGTTGTGGCGCAGCGCCCTCTTGTTTTTTACCAAAGTGAACATCCCTGACCATGCATACTGGGGTTAGCCGTGCATTACCTTCTTTGTCAGTCCACTCATCCATCTGAAACTCACCAGACATTGTTACTGGCGTTCCCTTTGTGAGATACGGTGCTAGCTTCTCAGCACGCTCTTTAAACATGGTACATTTTACCCATGTAGTTTTCTTGTTGTCACCCCATCCTGACGTTACCGCCACGTTTACAGATCCGATAGCAACACCTTTAGGGGTATGGCGGATTTCCATATCTGCTCCGCAGTTGCCTGTAAACACCATTTGATTAATACTCATTTTATATCCTCGCTTGGATCATAGTTTTTTGTTAGCTTCCAAAACGTCAGAAGCGCTTTAAACATCTCAGAATGTTTCTTGTGAGATTCTTTATCCCAGACATGATAGCTCACTATCTCAGGGTTTGCCCTATCAATAAAGATAGACACCCTTTCTGGGTCTGTTACGCCTGAGCCTTCCGCATACGCGCTTAGCTGCATACCATGCTCATCGTAAACTAATTTCTTAGGGTCTTTGCCATCCAAGTTGTCCTTAGTTTTAAAGTCAACAAAGATTCCATTGTCACTACATAGATCTATCTTCCCACCATACCCTAGAGCGCACGTAAACGACTTCTCAGCGCTCCAATTGGTTTCTGGGTACAATGTGTCCAATACTTCCTTAACAGCGTTAAAAGATGCTGAACAGCGGTTTTCTACAAAGCCACGCTCTATCTCACCATGTATCTCTGTACCACGCTCAGCTGCCCTTTTACCTACCTGCCTAGACTCCATCTTAGCCCTAGCCATAAACATCTCTACAGGCTCACCTACTCGAATTTGCATAGTAGCTGCTGCTAATAACGCTTGGTCTATCTTCCAGTTTTCTAGTGCTGGCTTGGCAGCCATACCCATTACTGTTGTCACGCTAGGTACTAGGTTTAGCTTTCTGGCATCACGAAGCGTAGTGTTACGCTCCTTACCATTAGCGCCTACTGTGGTGTATGCAGGCTCGCCATCTTTGTCATACCAGTGACCTGACTCTGCTCTATAGCTCATTTGGAATAGCCCACTTAGGTAAGTTGCTTGCAGTAGCATTCTTTGGCAAGTAGTACAGGTAGCGACCAACACCAAACTTTTGTGCTGCACGTTTAAGGGCATCAGATATACCGCCTTTCTCACCCTCGATATTTGTGTCACCAGCGCCATCAGATTTAGTTATCCACTCACCCTCAACACGGATAGATAGATAGCACATAAGGCGACCTGATACCTCTTCATAGCGGTCTTGCCAGTTCTCTATACCGACAACCTCATCTAAACGATTAGCAACGTCACGCGCATCAATATAGGCTAGCTGCATACCACCTCTACCCTGTCTCCAGTGTAGTTGGCTTAGCTTGAATGGGGCGCGTAGCCCCGTTTGAATTTCTTTCCACGGATTCATATTGAAATACCCCACTGCTCTAGCTGTGATTTACATTGCGCTGACTGGTCTGTGTATTGACCTGAGATAGTCTCTTCACGCGCATACTGCTGGCCGTATCCTAGAAGGTACTCTTCTGATGCGTTTACGTCAGCCTCATGAAGGTGCAAGCAATCGTACTCGCCCTTCTCAAAATCTGAAAGTTTATTTATATCAGTCATACATCACCTCGTTTGTTATGAGCTATTTATTATACACACCTAAATCACAGGTTCAACTGTTATTGTAAATTAATTATATGTTTGCGTTATGCACTCATAATAGATATACTCGGCACTAATTTATAAAGAGGTACTTATGTTCAATTTAAAGAAAGCAATTAAGGTCGAAGCAGCACGCCAAGACCTGACTATGGCTAAGGTAGCAGTAGGGGCAGGAATGTCTCCGCAGCACCTGAGTAAGATAGTCGCTCACAACAATTGTAATTTAGAAACATTAATCAGAATCGCAGACAGCCTTCGCATCCGTCTAAGCGATTTAGTCAGAGATGGAGAGGTATAGATATGCATCAGGGGTATTTTGCAATAATTCCAGCAGGCGTTAGATATGATAAGTCACTGCCGCCCAACGCTAAACTTTTATATGGTGAGATCACAGCACTGTGTAATGAGCGTGGGTATTGCTGGGCAACCAATAGTTACTTCGCTGACCTGTATGACGTAAAGGACAGGTCTATCACAAACTGGTTAGGCGCATTAGAGGAAGCAGGGTACATCTGCCGTGAGCAGATATTCGAGAAAGGCACTAAGAGAGTACAGGAAAGACGTATATATCTTAGCGAGGAAAATACTTTCAGCACCCCTAGAAAAAATTTACCTGACCCCCTAGAAAATAATTTCCCCACCCCCCCGAAAAAAAGTTCTAGGATAATAGAACAAGTTAATAATACATCTAATAATATTGGTCGTTTCACTCCCCCA